ATTTATTGATAAGTGCACTAGGTGGCACTCTAAAAGTATGAACTGCTTTACCGTTAAACAAAATGGTTACTGTATATACATCTCAATGCTTATCGTGTCCGAATGCTACTGTTGTTTTATCTAGGCATTCTGAACTCTTTAATCCACTTTTTTGGTAAAGTTCCGATAGTGTACTTGATTTCATACCTATCACACCACGTTGAGTAAAATACTTTACTACCTTTGGCTATACGATTGTTCCGCATAAAGAACAAACGAAAGTCTACCTCTGGATATTGTTCCTTAAATGCAAGGATTTTTGTCCTATCCTTGGAAGAAAACTTTCCTTTGGTCTCTATGTAAAATTTACCAGCAATTTTAAAGTCTGGTGTGTAACTACGTTTTACTAGGACTTCTTTACTACCGCATCCGCTACAGACTCCGCCGTGGACCGCGAGCATAATCGAAAACTTGTCGGGCTCATACTCCCACAGGAGTTTAAGCCGTGTCAAGTCGTCGGCGAACCGCTTTTCAAAACGGGATCTAAACTTAGGTATAGCTTGCATATTGCCACGTAGTTTCTTCTACAGTAGGTACTTTGTTGACCTTGGTCAAGTAAACCTCCCTATTTGCGTAGTCAAACGAACGTAGTCCAGGCCAACATTTGAACTTGAATTGACAATATATGCAAGGTGCCTTTAAAGCCTCATTAGAACCAATTGTTGTAGTCGGTAGACGAGCTAAATCATCCGGCGACTGTTTACGTGCCACGAGATAGCACTTATCCATACGATCCCTAAGATATGTTTCAGAATAACTAAGTACCATCTTTTTGTTTTTACTAGGTACACTGGTAACTTCTTCAAACCAAGCATCACCCGTAGATTTGTTATACAACAACAATAGTCCGTATTGTGCATTCTTAGCTAACATATAAAAACTAAGTTGATGCAAATATCCATGCGGATCAAACTCATCGTTGAGTTCTTGGATATAGGACTTATCTACATAAGAACCTCGTTTCATGATTCGGCTAAATCCCCAATCATTTATTGATTTAACTTCAACGACTACATCGTCAATCATGAAATCAATGCGGCCAGATACAGTATATGTAGACCTGTTAATTTCAACTCGTTCCTGTTCTGAATGTACTTTTATACCGCCATGTTCAAAAATACTTTTGACAAGTATTTCTACAGTATCACCAAGAATAAACTTGGATGCCGTATGTATATCAACAGGAAGGGCTTTTTCTGGCATGTTGGTTTCATACCAGAGTTTACGGAAACAATGAGTACCTAAATCTCTAGCCCATAATTTAGCAGGACTTCGGGGGTCACGAAGACCCCCGCTATCCCGACTTTTAATGATGCCAGAAACAAACCCATCCTTGATGTAATCTAGATTACTCATCCTTCAATGCCAACTTCACTTCTCGCTGTCCACTGGAGAAGTCAGTGTACTTATAAGCCACAGCAAGGACTTTTTCCACGTAGTCATCTAAGCTAATAGTTCCTTCAGACTCGTACATTTTTGAGTAATGATATACGGTATCTACGGCTGACTTTAGCGCAGACTGTCTAATGATAGACATTTCAGGTGATTCGATACCCACTGGAAATGTACGTACATTAGTAGATGAATTTGCATTATTTGACTTACCTAGCGCTGCGCTAGTGACACCAGAAGACGCGCTTGTTATCTTACGCTTACCATACTTGGTTTCGTATTCGATAGTTACTACATCACCAACCTTAAACGTAGGTACTTTATAACCGCATTCGTAGTTAGCGCCATTAATTGTAGCTATATAAACTGGAAATACACGCCCAGTCTTAGGATTGGTAACATCGTTCTTAAAAATATTCTCAACTTTACCAGATTCAAATGGCATAGTAATTCTCCTTACTTTGTCCAAGTAGTATTGATTTTAGTAGACATCACAATAGGTGGAACAATAACCCTAACATTAGGCCGATAAGCTTTTACCATACTTTGTATGACATATGGTAGCGCATCACTAGCCAGTAGTTCAAGCAGTGCAGTTAATTGATGACTTAGCTCCTTAGGACATTCCCATACTAATTCATCGTGTACATCCGCTACAAGTCGAAGTTCTTCTTTTCGGTAACTTACTGCAAGCTCAGTATCGCTTGTCGCGAAGATGTTGTCAAGCAGTGCTAAGTACATCATCTTCCATTCAGCGGCTGTTCCTTGAATCGGCCGATCCTTAACTTCCGTCGAACTTACTGAAGGATCGTTGTTAGGGTAGATATTTGAATAATATTGCCTGAAGCTATAAGCATGGCCAGTTTGTGAGACGTAAAAGCCATACTTACACAGACGACCATCAGCGTCATAAATAACCTTCTTTGAAATTTTGGCATTATTATTGACATCTACGACACGCTTCAATTGTGCGTCAAATGCTGTTTTATAGTATTTGAATAGCGCTTTTTGAATAAGCGTTATAGCACTTACAGGCAGTTTCGTTTGCTCCGCAAGACCTTTAGGCGTTCCACCATAAATCGTACCAAATACGACGCCCTTTACTTGGCGACGTTCTTCTTCAGTCAATGGTCTATCTGGTATCCAATCCTTGCCTGCCCGTGCATGAATATCTACATTGTTAAACAGATCATCTAGTAGTCCAAAATCCTGCGTTTCAAAAGCCAAGGCACAGATTTCAATTTGCTTGAAATCCCCAGTTACAATAACCTTGCCGGCTGGGGCTGTAATGTATTGTCTAATTACCTGAGGAATATTCTGTGCATTTGGACTACTAGAACTTAATCGACTTGTAGCTGTGACGCACGTATTATATTTGGAACGTACACGCCAGCTTTCAGAATCCTCACAAGCTTTAATCATAGATTTTACGTAAGTCGTAAGAAGTTTTCTATTCTTTACATACTGTTGATATGCTTTTAGATACTTAATTTTATCCGAATTGAAAAAACTATAATGATTATTTAAATGGTCAATAGCTTTCTGAATGACATCAGCATCGACAGGGCATTTATCTGTCTTTTGTAATCCGTCATCGGAAAGCTGTTTAAATTCCTTAGGCGCAGTATATTTGAGGGCTCTCCTTATTTTTGCTGGAAGTGTATAAACTAATTCCACATCAGAATAGCACATGTATCTGACGATATTTGTACCAGTTAAAAGTACATTATTACAAAGATATTCAATAGTGTCAGGTTTATTATCAAAGTACGAATAACAAGCTTCCGTATAACCTAGTGGAGCTACTGCATAATATGCCTCAGCCATTTGTTCAAGCAACGTTTTTTGTTCATCTTCAAGTAGCGTCTCAAAGGAATGGAGCTTAGGCAAATCGACATACAAACCATTCTGTTCGATATCGCCAATTAGAGTACTGGCCTTAGTATATAGCCAATACAAATATAGATTGGCTTTGTTGCAAGTAGCAAGAATTGTTTCAGCTACTAATCTTGTTATCTTCAGATCCTGTTTTAAATATTCTTCAAGATCCTTTAGGGGAATATCCTGTGTTTTTATACCTTTATTAAGTGTATCAAGCTTACGTTCAGATACACCCCAATACTCCGCTACTTGGTCTAGAGTAGGCGAAATAATCCTATGGCCTGAATGTAGATAGGTAGCAATGCCTATATCAATGAACAATCGAACACACTTTCGTGGCTCAACAGTACTGCCTTCTATTGAATTGAAATGCTTAATTAAATAAGCCCTATCAAACTTTACGTTATGGCCCCATATTACAGCATCAGAATTGAACGATTGAATTTGATGCGAATTGTAAACTGTATAATTGTAACTATTATGAGTTTGGCCATTATACTTATTGTTAACATAACTAGATCCGATGCAGATAAGCTTATTGTCCCTATAATAAGCGTCAGGCGCACCACTTGGGCCATGTTGTGTACATTCTACATCACAGACAAAATGCGATTTATCAGTAAGTTCAGTTTCAAACTCTTGATACAAATCAATGAATGACATTATCGTACTCCAAATAAAGATTCGTACCTACATTTGTCGCCATCAAATAGAACTTCAAAGTGACCGTGCCTAAAGATACGTTCCATCCTGCCAGTTTCTGGTTTTTTATTCTTGCAGATGGTTAGAAACCTTCTGTCTTCTAATCCTGGATCATCGACTTTGCCAATCATAATCAATACATCAATCTCACCTTGTACACCAGTCTTAGAACCATACAATTGATTCTGATTTAATTTCCGCTGATTTTCAGCAGATGCGTCTGCCTGTACGATGCCAAGTACGACACCATACTTATTGGCAATACTACGGCACCACTGTGCAAGCTTTTGCCTGCGTATGATATCGTCTTCTCGATCAAAGCCACGCAGTTTTTCCATTACATTTATACCAATCAACCAATAATCACCACAAGAAAGAATTCTTTCTATCTCTTTAATAGATATATCATTCTTGTCCACTACTTCAATGCGTCTATCGCCACGCCACTGATTGAAATCATCACGAACCTTGGCAGGGTCCGTTAAAATATCAGACATACTGATATTTAACGCTGCCATTGGAATACGCTGTTTGATCTTATAACCGCCTTCTTCATTGTTGAAGATAATGGCATGTTTACCTTCCGGTAATTGATGTAGCATATAGGTAAACTCACTGAGCATAAACGATGTGCCGCCAGTTTCAGGTCGTTTACCTACAACGATAAAATCCGAATGATGTACTGGACCAACTGAACGATTAAGTTCCTCTAAACGCCATTCAATACCGTGACCAGATGGCATGTACTTTTTAACCAGTTCCACGAGATCATCGGTTACGAAGTATTTTTCCAATCCGGTATCTTGAGGTGAATTATCATGTTCATTAAGTAAGTCTTTGATTTTATTAAATATTTCTGTATCATTAGTTCCCTTGGCAACCCTATCGCATTCGGCCATGATCTTCAAAGCATAGTTGAGATCGTGGAACCGCTTTATAACCAGTGGATCAATAGGAGTCTTTATAGTGTTATCAAGAATGATGTCGATAATAGCGTAACGCTCCGGTTTATAAGCCGGATGCCGCACTAATTTAAACCAAGTACGGAACTTATTCCAGTCGATTTGAGTATCGCTAGGATAAGTAACGTAGTATTCGTTGATATCTTTTATTAGACTACGTATCTCTGTATTAGTAGGTATGTTCTTAATTAAGTCATAATACTTGTCGTAGTTTTCTTTTACAGAAAGTAGTGCCAAAATTTGTAGCTCACTTGGGCTCGACTGCATCTTGTATCTCCGACAAAATGAACATTTCATTAATCATCTTTGG